GTGCATATTCATGCTATTACCAGCAGCTACAGTAGTAGTAGTTGCTGATGAATCAGATTGAGTTTCATACCCAAATAAAAAACTGAAACATTCGCAGTTTTTCTTTAATGAATGGCAAACATCTCTAGTACATTTACAATGCACGAAAGAGTTTGATTGACATTCAAACTCAGAGCTATCCTGGGTATTATTGGATTGCTCTGGAGAGGGGGGTTGTTGTTCAGTGTGTTCATCCATAGGCTCTGTACACACTCGGTGGCTATCGACCCTAAAAACAGGATAGGGTTCGTTTTTATCCTGGTCATGATCACCGTGTTCGACCTCGGGGATTTTTCCTCCTAATCCTGGGGGGTCCTCGTAATGCTGAGTTGCATCATCCTTGATCTGCCAGAGGTTACTTGAACCGTCTACGCCAAGCTCCTCCTGAGACGAGTCAAGTGTGAATTCAGCTTCATCAAACCACTGAATCCACTGATGAAAAGTATAAAAAACTCTGGTATGTACCAAATCTTTAATTTCTGGATGTGCATCCAAAATAGTTTTAATCATATCAGTGAAAAAAGAAAAGAATTTCTCTCCATGTAACACGCTCTCCATTGTACTAGACAGAATAGATTGCGCCACTTGTTGTTCAGGACTAATATGCCCCCTGGGGATATATAAGCATAGACTCTTATATATACTATCTGTATTCAAAGGTGCTCTATACCTCCCTTCAAGTAAAGTGAATTTCCTTTTAAGAAAATCACTTTCAGAAATGTGTATAAATGGTACACTTTTGGCCTGCTTATCAGCCATTGTGTAAGTAATACCAAACTCAGCCAAACAATCAGCAATAGCTGTATGATTAAAAAGGGGTTGCTTACTTCCCATGATATTATCATCACCCAAAGTCATCAATGCTACCTCATCATTAAAATAACAAGCATTAAAACAAATTAGAAAGTAAGCATACCTCATATATAGGCTATTGACAAGTGAATTTATAATTACAGTCAAAGGATGACCAGAGGAATTGCCCCCGTAAAACTGAAATAGATCTCCATTTAAGTTTACTATGGGGAAAGAAACATCATAGGCGATTCCTCGTCGAATATTTCTATTAACCTGATTATCGTCATATTCATCAATCCAAGAATTGAGGATTTCAAATGCTGTGAAAATAAACTCTGATGGCATACATTTATCAAAGTTTTTATAGTCACCTGCAATTATCTTATCCTCACCATGTTTCGTTAAATAATGATAGAGATCATCCCATTGCGCAGAATATGCATTCATTCCAACGGCACATTCTGTGCGAAAATTGTTTTCCA